TTTTTGTCAGACAAAGCGGCCCTGATGACCTGTTCCCATGCTTCAGGCTTGATGTCTGCAACTTCGTCAAGCACTGCATAAGTCAAACTCACACCACGCAAGGTATCTGGTCTATCAGCACCCCGCACATAAATTGTTGCACCGTTTAACAGTGTAATGTCCATGTTGTTCACATGGCTAGAGGCAATGACTTCCCTTCCCAACTCCATCAAGACATGCCAAATGATCTGCCGAGCCTGACCCTGTGTAGGAGCCACATACAGTACAGCAGACCCAGCAGGGCATTTCAAGCCTTCAATCAGCAAAGTGGTGGCGGCAAGGCGTGACTTCCCGCATCTGCGACCAGCGGCAATGACTTTAAACCGGGTTGGGTCTTTATAAACATCTTGTTGCCAAGGAAGCAGTTGGAAGTTGAGATTAGACATTCTTAGGCTCCACATCCGTCACATCAATGTTATCCACAGTTTGTACTTCACCAATACCAGTGATGTTGATCTGGATAGCCGAACGGTTGTTCTTTTCTTTTTCAAACATGGAAACGGGCAACATCCTGTCCATACACAACTTGATCATTGCTCCTTGGGACGGGTGTTCGTCATTCATGGCAATTTCAATGGCTTTGTTCAGCACATTAGCCCCAGCACTGTTGATCAGTAAAGACTTGAGTTCTTGGAGCTTTTGATGTTCAGTCTTAGGCAGTGCAAGACTAGGATTGTCTGCATACCTTTGGATATTGAGTTTTGTAGAACCTTTGGGACGCCCAGGTTTCTTTTTTTCTGTCTTCAAGATGTCTGAAATTTTCTTCATACTTTTACCCAAAAAGGAAGTTGATTTAGGATAACACAGTTGTCAATCGGTGAAAACCCTGTAAACTAGAGTCATGGGGGCATAACCCACCCCTCCCTGCTGTTGAGCCGACAAATGGGGATAAACAGACGAACTTGATGGCTTCTAGTAATCAGCATCCAGATGAGATGACGAAATGAACGGGGCAAGTTGTCAAGGCAAGTGAACTAGACACTCACTTGTAGTCAAGGAGCTAACGCTCTCCTGCACAAACAGGAATAAACAAGAGGCTCTCATCTTCTGATGATCAACCCTATACGGGTAATATCCTACTTGTCTGGCAATCCTCATCCCCTCACCAACTAAGTCCTACTTAAAAAGCCTAGTTTTCCTTTTCGTGAGCGGGAGAGGCTACAACAAAATCCTCTATCAGCGCCTACCCCTCCCCCCCCCCTAGCGCTAGTGACCACCAACTAACCTAACCACGCGAGTGAGCGCTAACTTACATACCTAGCGAGCACCACCTAACATAAAAGCGAACGACCGTGCTATTTGAAGGACGGGAAGAATCGAACGATCGTGCTTTTTTAGGGCATGGGGGTGATGCACCATTTCCTGGGGACTAAGTGAACTATTTTGCAGGGACTTATGGATAACTACCGACGATATGAAATATAGTGCATGTTATGTTCGATAATCGCACACAAGTAGAATTATGGGTTACATAGAATCCTATGCAATATATATGCCAGGGTTTGGCAGGTGAAAGTGAAATGATGGGTATTCATTTTGCTGGGTTAATTTGTGATGATGTAGTCTAGATTCTCAAGGGTTTACCCTGTTAGGGTTTTGGAGTGGTCTTATAAATCAATGAGTTACGTGCGTTGGCACGATTCTTTCGGCTATATATATGTAAGGTGCGAATTTCTTGCATCACTTTGAAAGGCGAAAAATGACACAAACCCAATTTATCCATGATGCTATAAACAATTGGCCCGAGGATGAGGCCACTTTATCGGCAGAATTTGCCCTTGATCTATACGCTAGCGAGGGACACGACTACTATCACCAGTGGCTAATGCGTGAAAGGGATCATTTTTGGAATACTGTATTTGAAAAAGATTCAGAATTGATGGATAGATTCACTGAATCATTCAATAAATTAACATCAAAAATCACAAACCTATATATCTAACGAGGCCACACAATGAACGACAAACCCAGCGCCGATGATATCCTTTGTGGCATCATTTTTCTAGCTTTCGTGACAATCATTCTCTTTTTAGGATGATTCACTTATTGACCCTGTAATGGGGTCAATGGGGGAATTTTCCCAATCAATCAAATAGGCGTTCAAAATGAAAATTTCTAATGTCTCAAACCCAGCTTATCACCGAAACGGCGTATGCGGCGAACCATTTCAAGCGGTCACTTTCGACATGATGGATGACGGCGAAGATTCACCGAGGAAAATGCTCGCCGTTCGATTCAAAGACGACAAAAAAGATTCAGATGGATTTGCAGCCCCAAGAATCGCCGTGTTTGATGTTGCGCTACTTTATGAGGGCATCATCGAAATGACCGAGGGCAATGCATGGCGGGGTGATCGATTCTCCGATAAATTAGACAAATACTTCACAATTTTGCAAAACAATTGAAAATTCCATCTATAGCCCATTTTTTGGGCTATGGGGGGCATTTTCCCCTTTTCAATTGATAGGTGATGACATGAAAAAAAGCAGACATATTCCAAACGGTTATGAATTGATCGCAAAGGATGAGCGATTCGGTTTTGAGGTTTACGCTACGCTATCGCCTCGCATTGTGGCTTTAGCCTATGGCGGCAAACGCACAAACCCAGATTGGCATTACAGATTTAAAGATGAAGCCGCATTACATCGTCAAATTGAAAGCACGTTAAAAGGCTTCATGCAATCGGCAGAATTGAAAGCCGAATGGAAAGCTAAACGCAATGCTCCGCATGACGTAAAAATTGGAGACATTTTCAAGGCATCATGGGGCTACGATCAAACGAACATCGATTTTTACGAATGCACCGCAATCATTGGTCAAATGATCGAAATTCGGGCAATCGCTCAAGAATCTGAGGAAACGCTATCCATGCAAGGCGAATGCGTTCCAATGCCTGGGGCTTTCATTGGCGAACCAATGCGAAAGCGGGTAAGTATGGCGGGAGGCGATCCATCTGTAAGAATTGAAAGCTATTGCAGCGCCTACCGCATGAAACCATTGGCGAAAATCGGAAATAAGGCCGTTTACGCATCAAGCCATTGGACGGCCTACGCATGAATCACCCTTTTTGGCCTTTCCCTAGCCAAAACCCACCACCTTACAACCCACCACCAAAAAAGCCCCAAAAACAGGCTTTTAAACCCGCACCCACTGAAAAACCACCATTTTGAAAGGCTCGCCATGTATCAAAAAGAAAAGTTCAATGCAAATCGTGATGATTTGAGTTACCCGCCAATTCCTGATGCTGAATTATTTTTTACTGGCTGGGGATATAAAAAACCCACCATTATTCATGGCTGGGACTGGTCTACAACATTCAATAAATGGGGCGCACTTGTTACCTTTGATGATGGAGTGAGGGTTTTTACATATCCCAAAATTAAATCATTGGAAGGAATTGCATGATCTATGCCACCATCGGATTAATCCTGAAAGTCATTTTCGGGAAACGCTAAAAACCTCATAGAACCCGCTTATGCGGGTTTTTTGTTGTCTATGCATAGGCGCACCCAAAAAAACGCCCAAAAACCCGTTTAATGGCCTTCCTGAGCCTGTCAATCGTTGTCCGAATTGTGATATTCGTCCCATGTCATCGGTTCGCCATGCGTTTTTATTGCCAACCCAACGCACTCTAGCGGGTCATCGGGTCTTAACCCAAGCTGGTAAAAGTGTCTCGCCCAAGTGATTGCAATATCTAGCCCATCCCTGAATGTGTCCTCTTCACTGATGACCTTAAGAATCAGCTTTTGAGTTTCGTCCAGCTTGAATGTGGTTTGCTTTTTGTCTTTCACTTGCAAAACTGATCCCGTAGATAGTAAGCCATCAGTAAGGCTTCAGCCCTATTTATATCCTTTTTGAGCTTAAGGTTATGCCCTTTGAACATGAACCTTGCAAGGTCTAAGGCTTCGCCCTTGTCTGCCGTTAAGTGAAAGTATTTTTTCCAAACCTGAGGCCTGACAAAATGAACAGGGAAACGGGATAGCTCACAAATGGCGTTAATTGCCCCTACAGCGCGTCCAAACGCAAAGGTTGAAGCCACACCCTGCCCAGGCATGGAAAACACCTGCTCGATGCAGATTTGGGCGTCCTGCCCAGGTTCGACAAACCCAAGGATTCGGCTTTTTAAAGCCATCGCCATAATATGCTTGTCCTGGTGTTCAATCATGTATGACCCAATGGGGTCACCATTCCAGCCAATAGCGGCGATAGCTCCACTGACCGCGCCAGGATCGATGCCAATGAAAACCTGATTCATGCAGTGCTTTCTACACTTAAATTTTCGGACTTGATCCGATAGTCTTTAAAAATTGTCCCCTTGCTTGCGTCACCCTTCCAGCATTCACGCACCCAACCACGCTTTCCAGATTTATAGGTTCTCCAATGACCCCTGACTTGGTGAAGTCTCGGGGTTGCGTGTGTTCCTCCCTGATGTTCGTTTTTCTTTTGCGGTGGTTCAATGACCACTGTATGCCAGTCATAAGTCAATGCCGACTTACCTTTGCGCTGTCTTTTGGCATTGATGAATGTCTTTTCTGGACTTGGCCTATATCCTGTTGTTTGCGTCAATAGTTTGGTCATTACTGCCAAAACCATTTGGTGCAATGGTTTGATGTCCTCCAATGTAACTGACCCTTTGCCCTTTTGATAAACCTTGAATCCATCTTCAGTGGAAATATAAGCGTATGGAGTGAAATAGTGATTGTGATGGATTGAATGACCTGCAACAGTGATTGATCCTTCTCCCTGGGTCAACCAAACAGCAAACTCTTTCCCCTTAATGTCAGTCCCAACAATTCCAGTCCTTTTGTAAGGCAAGTGCATAAAGGTTTCGGAATCCAAAGACCCTAATTTGACCTCTGCACAAGACCCAACATCAAACCACATGGCAGTTTCAGGTTCTGGGGCAAACTTTATGGCTTTACGGATAAGTGGGGTCATCCCTGCACCTCTTTTTGTACTTCAGCATCGGCCTTTTCCATCCAATTAATGTGCTTCTGCAACAGACTAGGATCAATTCCAGCCCACCTTTTGACGCATATTTCCATTGCATTGTCTAAGGTCACGGCATCAGCCTTACGCCAAGCAAA